ATCCTGCATGTCGGCGTGCTTCCCGCCGGCTCTGCCGACCGGGTGCTTGCCCTTCTTGTGCTTCATTCCGTGCACTTCGATGGTAGCGTGCTTGCTGGTCTTGCCGTCGCTGTCCGTGCTCTCGCCGCGGGACATCACCTTGCCGTGCCCTTGGAACTGCACGTGGTCGCCCACGTCCACGCCATCGGGTACGTGCTCGCCCGTCACATGGATCGTCGGCTTGAACTCGGGCAGCTCCTTCGCTGCGCCAGTCTCTACTGCTACGTCTTTGCTCACAGGCTTCTCCCGTCGTGTTTGACGCGGATCTTGCAATTGGCCATGGGGGTGATACCCGCCTGCCGGGCAAGATAGCAGAAGGAGAAGTCCTCGGACAACAGGAAGCCATTTTCGATGGCCCCATTGAAGAACTGGTACTGGCGCTGGTCTTCGGGACCGTACGCCGGCACGAGCCCCTTGGCCACCATGGTCTCCAGCACCGAGCGGTGGATCTTCGTGAACCCCATCGGCAGGTACTTCACCGGGATGGTCGCGTCTGGTAGGTCGGCCACCGTCTCGATTCCATCCGCCACGACGACCGGCTTCCGCTGGTCGCCCTTGTCGCAGTAGAGCCCGCCCACGAATGGGTAGGGCGTCTCGATCAGATCACGGAATTGCTCCTGCGTGAACCCGATGTCGCTGTCGATGAAGATGAGCGTTGTGTGCTCTTTCTTGTGCCAGAAGTTGTTGATTAGCGAGTTGCGCGCGACGTAGATGTCCGACTGCCCGCCCATCGGCATCCACGCGGCGTGGTGCTTGCTGGCAGAAGTCATCATGCCTACGCAGTACTCGATGTCCATGGAGCGGCCCCGCGTGGGGGTCGCGATCAAGATTGTGGGGATCGTCATGTTATTTACCCATGCTGTTGAGAGCTTCGTTCACGGCGTCGAGCATCGAGCCCGCGCCAGATGTCATACCGCTGCTGCCGCCCTTGCCGCCGGCCGGGCCGGAGCTGCCGCCGCCGCGCATCGGCTGGCGTGCGGGCACCGTCGAGCGCCGCGCGATCTGCACGTTGGCGTACGCCTCGGCGAAGCGGGCCTTCCACTGGCTCGGCGGGATGTTGGCGAAGATCGGCTTCAGGATCGGCACGAGCTGCGCCTTCTTGGCCGCGTACTGCGGGTCGTTCTTCGAGAGCTCGGCCTCCAGCGCGTTGAGGTCGTTGCGGGCCGTTTCCTTCTCCTGCTTCGCGGCCTGCTCCTGCGTGGTGCGGGCACGGTCGGCTTCGGTCAGCTCGCCGGTGAACTTCAACTGGTTGCGCGTGCGCGCAATCTCCTGCGCGTACTGCGGCGTGATCTTGCCGGCCTGCACGGCCGCGCGAAGGTCCTCGTGTTCGCGCATCGGGTCGCTGACGGTGCGCTCTTTGCCGAGCAACATCGCGAGTCGGTCGGCCACGCTCTCCACCAGCTCCAGCGCCTTCGTCTGGCTCGCCGGGTCATTGCTGTTGAACAGCGCCATGAACGACAGGAGCTCGCCGTACTGCTCGGGCGTGGTGCCGGTCGCCTTGATGCCTTCGATCATGTAGTCGAAGTCCTTGGCCACGGCGTCGCGCTGCGCGGTGACTTCCTTCGTCGTGGAAATCAGCGAGCGCATCCGGTCCTGGGTTTCCTTCTTGAGGTCCTTCGGGATCGGGTCGTTTACCGGGTCGGCGGGCTTTTTGGCCGCTGCATTGGGATCACTCGGCTTTTCTCCGGGTTTGTCTCCGGCCTTGGGCTCGTCCTTCTTGACGAACTTTCCGGTAGCGGGGTCACGTACTTTACCCTCGCCGCCCGCGTCAGGGTGTTCACCCTCTCCCGCGTCCGGTTCTCCGCCTTGATCATCGCCCTCAGTAGATCCAGCAGCGTCCGTATCATGGCCGTCTGCCACATCGCTAGCACCATCAAAAGGCTCGCCTTCGCCAGCGGGATCACTCTCCACTGTCGCCTCAAGTCCTCCGCTGGTGTCGCCTGTTTCGATTGCATGATCAATTACGTCCATTAGGGACGGTGTGTTGGGCTCGGTCATGTTGTTACCTTACTGTTGGGGCATGGGTGGTCCCGGTGACGGGGCCGGCGGTGCTGGAACTGGTTCGGGCGCGGGGCCGCCTGAGCCCGGAGCGCCTGCTTCGGGATGCGGCGCCTGCGGCCGCGAGAGCGCGGCAATCGCGGCGTTGTGGATCTGATCCTGCGTGACCGCGGGCGCGACCAACGCGGCGCTGGTGGCCGGGTCGATCATGCCCTTGATCTGGACCGTCGTCTTGATCGGCGCGGCCGGCGGCGGCGCTCCCGATCCGGGCGAGCCCGGCGGCGGCTGTTTCGGAATGAAGCGATCCGGGTCCGTCTCGTCGCCGAGGCGGCGCATCGTCTCTTTGATGAGCTCGGTGAGCGACGTGGCGGTTGCGGTGTCGCCCGTGGCGAGCGCCGCGCGGATTTCGCCGAGCGTCTGCTTGATCAGCGGCAGCGTGGTCGCCCACGACTGCTGGTCGCCACCCATGCGCGGCTTGCCGGTCGAGCCGGCCTCGATCTTGATTTCCACGAGCGTGAAAATGTCTTCGATGCTCATGCCTTCGGGCCAGAACGCCGACGGGCCGGCCATGCGCTGCACGTCTTGGATGGTCAACGACTGGAGGGCCTGCTCCGCGGTGTACTGCGCGAGGTCGGTGAGCATCCCTTCGAGGTAATCGCGATCAGCGGACGTACGTGCGTTCGTGCCGGCCTGCTGAATGTTAGCTTCGGTAGCTGTCCGGGGATTGCCGGGTCCGTTGATCGCTGAACTGAGAGCTTCCTGCACGCCGGAGATACGCTCCATATCGTTCAGGATGTAAGTTGGGTCGAAAAGGCGCGGGTCGATGCCCACAACGGGCTTCGGCGCGAACAAGTTGGCCACCGGGATGCTCGGATCGGCCGGGCGCAGCGCGGTGTACTCCTGATGCTTCGATTCGGAGAGCTTTTTGGCCTCCACTTCGTCCAACATCGTCGCGTTGAACAGCACTCCGGGGATCGAACGCTCGCGCGTGATGCGGAAGTTGCTTCGGGTGGCCGAATACTCGTCCTGAAGCTTGTACAGGCGCCACGAAAGCGACTGCGCGTGACGCTGACCGTCAACTTCGTAGAACGAGAGGTAGAAATACGGGTAAAAGCGGCTCGTGGGCAGCGGTGGCGCGTACGGCTCGACCGCCCACTTCTTGATTCCGTCGATGGCGGTGCGAATGAGCTTGTCCTTGCGGTTCCAGCTCTCGATGACGCGCAAAAACGCCGGCTGTTCGGGCGATGACTGGTGCGACACGAAAGCTTGCGCGCTTTCCGCGGTCAACATCCCCTGAGGGAGTACGTTGTCGATGTCGCGAGTCGTCAGCTCCTTCGGTTCCTGCTGGTAGTAGAGCTTCGCCTGCTTCACATCCTCGGCAGTGAGCCTGTCGAAGCGCGCGAGCGCCTCGTCCTTGTCCAGATACTCCTCGTTGGAGCACCAATCCGCGTCGAGGTAGTCTTCGATGGCCGACACGTTGGTCGCCACCTGCATGCGCTCGCACGGAATGAAGTCGATGCACAGCATCTTGTTGATCGCGAGCTCGATCTTCTCGGTCAAGCTGATCTGGAGGGCGTTTTTCTCGGCGATTGCGGCGTCGATCTGGTCAGGCGTCATGCCTTTCGGGTCCTCCAACAGCTTTTGCTGCGCATGGAGGTGGCCGAGCGTCTCCTGAACGTCGTTCAGTGCCTTCTCGGTCTGCGGCTGCGGGACCTTCTCGCTGATCAAGTTGACCTTGAGCCAGCCCTCGGCTGTGCTCAGCACGCCGCGGACGCTCTTGCGGGCCTGCTTCTTCAAGCGGCCGCGCTCCCACAGCTTCGACACGACGATTTCGAGCGTCTTGGCGAACTGGTCCATGGGCATCGTGTTGGATTCGTCTACCTGCGGGGCCTTCTTGATGCTCACGTCCGGGTTGCGGGCGTAGAGGATGGCGACGAGGATGTCGATGAAGGCGCCGATGAGGTTGGTTGTCACCGCCCAAGCCAGGTCCGAGGTGCCGGCGGCGTAGCGACGGTCGATGGCGACCTGTTTGCGGAAGTTCTCGTCGAACTTTCGCGCGAGGTCGTACGTCTGCCAGAATTTCTTGACGAGGGCTTCCTCCTTGGGATCAGCCCCCGATTGACCGCGGGGCTGATCCACGCCCTGCGAGTCCATGCCGCCACCAGCCGCTTGCGTCGGATCAGTCTGAATGCCGGCCATTCCTGAGTGGAGGCCGTTGTCTGCGCCCGAAGTCGTCATTTGCTGGTGGTCCTTTTACGGATACGCGAGTCTAAGCTATGTCGAACGGAAACGTCAAAAGTAGCGCACTTTCGGTTTCTGGTTGCGGTCATTGAACTCCAACCAAGCCTCCGTGAACGGCACCAAGAGCGGGCGCCTGTTTGGGAGGGGGATGTTCGCCTCGTGCATTCTATCCACTCCCCGGCCGATCAATCCACACACGTCGGCTTTGTCGTCCCACCGGCCGCCCGGAAACTTGATGAGCTGGTCGATCACCTGATCCGTCCATGCCCGGCGGATGGGGAAATGGACCGTCTTGGCCGCGGCGCGGGCGTGGAACGCCTGTAGCTTGACCGATTTGTCGGAAATCGAAGAGAGCTGCTCGATCAAGACGAACTTCTGGGCGAGGCGCATCGAGTGACGGATCGCCGGGCCTAAGGCTTTTTCTATCAACCCTCCCTCTCCGAACCATCGTGTCGGCCGGTATATCCCGACGAACTTCTGGAACGCCGCGATGCCCTTGTCAGTCTCGACCTGCCCGCTCCACCAGTCGATGAACCAGAGGTCCCCTATGGCGTCTATGCCAACTACGCCATGCTCAGTCCAGTCGGGTTCCTTCTTACCCGGCTCAGGCTCCATGGTCGCCCAGTCGGTCGCCCCGTAGATGCGGAGCGACGACGGCAACGCGTCGAGGTCGCTGTACGTCTGAATCATTTGAGAAGCTCCGCTAGGTCGAGGTAGTTGATCAGGAGTTGCAAGCGGTCTCTGCTGTCTTCTACATAACCAAGAGCTTTGTTGCAAGCGTGACAAAGCCAACCGCGAAACTCCCCTGTTTTATGGTCGTGGTCGAAACACAGCACATCCGTAACAGGGTTGTTTAGCCGCCCGCAGCACTCACAGTGTTCTGGTCTAAGCCGTGACGCTTTACGTTCCCGAGCTTTTCGCTGTCGGGCAAGTCCGCCTGAGCGGATGTAATACTCCTTTGCGTACTTGCGTTTAGCTACTGGATCTTTAAGAGGCATGGTCACACCCTCGGTAAGTCTGGGTCATAGAGACGAAACATCTCGCGGTTGAAATGGATTCCGGCGAGCGGCGCGGGCCTCTGCTGAAAGAGCGCGTTCCACGTGCGCTGTGCGCGTGGATTATCCTCCCACTGTTTCCAATGCGCCAAACTGAACCATTGCGGCCACAGGTACTCGCCCGGCTGACGCCCGAGCGGATCATCGTTCCTTTCAGCCTTCGCCGGTATGCACAACACCTTCCAGTGCTGCCCATCACGACAGTGTATCGACCCGCTTTCCCCCTCGTAG